ATGTAAGCAGCGTTTAGGACGCTGTTGAACAATGCGGTGCACCTATGTCCACTCATCAGTGTGCCAGCAGCCACCCCCGTCCTACCGCGACAGTGGATGTGCACTCGCTTCAGTGACTCAACGCCCCACTCTCTGACAGCATGGGGTGCCCCACTGAATAGCTCTTCGGCCACCATAGCCAGCGCAGCGGTTGAGTGTTGTGAGTTGAAGTCTTCAAAGTCAAAGGAAAGGTTGAATCGTTTTCCTCCATTTGCGAGGGCGGCGTATTTGGCCATGTTAACACTTGCCCCGGGATCCAACAGCACCCGCTTATTCCGCCATCTCCGCTCAATTGGGTCTGCAAGATAGTGAAAGGTGGCGTAACTTATGCTATCACAAGAGTAGAGTGCCCTCGATTTGCCATGTTCCAATTTTTCACTGAAGGCAGCGTGTGTCACCGGGGGCCCGTACGCAATCAGGTTCGTCGTGACCGACTCGGCGAGGTCACGTCTTGTCAGAGCCCTGTTTGGGAGTGACAGCCCAGGTATACGCTTGCAGATGTTACGCGCCTGACTTCCATTCTTAAACCACGCCCATCGGCGGGACCAAACATCATCGGGATGCCGCCACTCAGGCCGGCCTTCTACTTCGTCCTGGATGATGGCGCGCACATGCACCCTCAGCGCCTCGCTATCTATCTTCGCAAGTTTGTTTGAGGTGAGTGTCTTCATGTTGCATCGGTTCCAAGCATCAGCTTCGTCCACAGGCCCAACCGCCCTACCGGCCAAGGTTGACAGTTCTGCCAGCCCTGTCATCGTTGGGTCACCGTCTGGCCCTAGGGCTTTTACCACTCGGTTGATGGCCTTTAGCTTAGCCTCATCTCCCCATAGTTGCGCGTAGCGGAAGACATCATTACCGATCTTATCGTGCATCAGGCATGCCCATATGGTCCAGGCGGCAGCTTGGTCATTGGCGGCTCCAGCGAGGCAAGTCAGTCTGGTCTCCGCTTGGGCCGCGAACTCTTTAAACCCATCAACCACCGCCCCCCACACTTCGCGCAAGTA